CGTCGGCATGCGCGATGCCAATGGATTTAATTTTTATAATTTTGGTCTCCCAATTCTTGCTGTTCGATATTTGGGCGGTGCAGTCACCGCAACATATTCTCAATCAGGTACAACCCTAGTAGTTACGGAGCCTGACCACGGTCTATTAATTGGTGAAAGCGTTTATTTGGATGTCCTTACTGGCGCTGGAGTCGACGCAACTCTGACGGTTGTTGCAGTAACTCAAAACACTTTTACGGTGACTGCAGGGAGCTCTCTTACTACAAGTGGAAATTTAATTTATTACTTAACCACTACATTTTCAGACCCCCGCTGGACAACGACACGGGTTCGTTTACGCTCTATTCCTGTACCGGTTAGGTTTTTTGCTGGAGAACGGCTGATCGATCGTGTCGTTGAAAAAGATCCGGGAATTTTTTCTACATATTCACGTACTGGTTCTACGGTCACTATAAACTGCACTTCTGCCCACGGTTTATCCACGGGTAATAGGGTATTTATTGCTGTAACGAGTGGACTAGTTTCGTCTGGTCAATACGATGTGACAGTTACCAGTTCAACTCAACTGACCATAACGACGATTGACAGCGGACTCACCAGTGGAAATTTAATTCTCAGTCGATTGATTCCTGGATTTAAATATGATGACTACGTTGGTTATACCGTTACAGGTGTAGATGTAACAACTAATGAAATTATTTTTCAGCGAGATGACAGCTACGGAAGTATTTTTGTTGACAATAAGTATGTGACAACTGTCCCAGCTCAACGCGGGTTCATTGTCGGGCGTTTCTTAACTACAGAACTAAGGTGGCAATGCTCGTGTCAAGATTTTATGAGGCGAGAGGGATTCAATTTATATAAAGATAAAACCAGTCAGCGGTTCCCCGTTACCGCCATTTCAGCGACAAAGCCAGGTCAAACACAAAATGATGACAACACTCTGAGCAATGAGCGAGACATTCCAGGTAGTTTTTCGGACTTAGGTTATTCAGTAATTAATAATTTTTACGGTTTACCTGATTATCAGGATACAAGCGAATTCTCATATCCAAATCTTTATTACTACCAGATTCGTTGGTGTAAGCATATTTATGCGGCGATGTTTTCTATCGTCCATGATGAAGGAAATGAACCGATTGCTATTGCTGCCACGTATACACAGGCTGGGCCAAATATTACAGTTACTGCTCCGGATCACGGATTGGTTGCGAATACTAAAATTCAGCTCGACTTTACCAGCGGGAACGCACTTTCTGGTCAATATACGATTACAAGTGTACCGGATAAAAATACTTTTGTCGTTGTTTACCCATTTAGTGAAGCTACCGGTGGATACGTCACAGTTAGTAATTTGCGTGAACATGATTTTGTAAGTTCTTGGATTTTGGAGCCAAACGATAAACCAATTGGCACTGGACTTGACGTTTTTTACCGCAATTTTGAAAAAGAAAACGAAAGGCTCAGGCAGGCGGCTGAACGGATGGCCATGATGCAGCAGGGTATGCCCTGGGTGGGTGGTACTTCAGTTACTGGTTCACGCAATCAACCCGAACAAGTTGCAAATTACAACACAGAGTTAGTCACCATGATGATGACTGACAGTATTCGTCGCGGTGCAGACGGGGAGCTGAGTCGAAGCGGAGTAGAGGTCAACACTGCAAACCGTATGCTCACCATGATGAGCAAGCTGTTTAACATTCAACCAACTTTGATTCAAGATACTAAAATCGGTATGCTTGATGAGCCGTTGGTTAATTATGTACCTGATTTTGAGTTTGGTCTAATTATTGGTGGTACATATTTAAACGGTGTACCAGTTGAACCTGCATCTCAGACCAGTCTGATAGACTGTGAGACGTATTCACCTCTTACTGCCCAAGACACTGTCGTTGATGGCGGTTTGTATATCAATTCATAGCGATGGCTGTTCAGATTTTATCCCGTAGGTCATCAGTTCTGTATGACAGGCCATTTCCTATCCGACTAGGTGTTGCCGAATTAGCAGTCAACAATAACCCTGGGGATCCAGGTTTATATTTTGCAGATAATACGGCTACGCCCTCAACCGGATTAATTAAAGTCGGCCCAACTTTCATCGGAGCGACCGCACCGAATACGCCGGCTGCTGGCTTTACTTTATTTAGTAAGGGTGAATCTTGGCTGGATACATCCAGCACCTATATTTTCAAGCTTTACGACGGAAGTACGTGGAGAACGCCTAAAGCAGTTGTGTCAAATAGTAACGGTAAGCCTGTTAACCCTACCGATGGGCAGCTTCATTACGATCAGTTAATTCCCGGTCTATTTATGTACAATTCTGCGACTGCTGCGTGGATCGCCATTTAATCAGTGTGGGTGATTAAGGATATGGTCCAGGATACGGTCTAATTTTGTATGGACGGCTTGGACCTCACGAAGAAAATCTTCTTTTAAAACGTATTCTTTAATTACCCGGTCCTGAAAATTATCAAAATCACGTTCAAGCACTTCAAATCTACGCTCAATCCGCCGATTGAAGTTATTTAAAGCCCTAGAGAGGCCGGCAAAGGCTCCAAAACTGCCAGACAATACCGCCGCAATCAACTCTGGCGTCACTTTAGTTGAAAACTTTTTCTCTATTCTAAAGTACTTACCAACTTAGAATGTAGGGACGCAGGACGTAGTCGATGTCAACTGGTTACGAACCCAATATAGAAGGTGCTATAGCAGTTTTGGTCGATTTGATGACGGCCAACGGGTTTACTATGACCCGCCAACCTTATGAGCCCAATTACAGAGGTTTAGTTGATGCCATTATTGACCTCAAAGAAGGTTTTCCGGTTTTTGCGCCTTCTCGTGTTGGTTTTGATGCAACGGCCTTCGAAACCCTAACGGATGGGGCAGCTCTCTACATGCGTGTCAGCGATGGCAAGGTTGGCCTTGCTCAAGCTGATGGAACCGCTGATGAGGCGCTAGTTGTCGGCTTTGCTGATTCAGCCGCGACCTCTGGTGCCACGGTAAAAGTGTTAGTTGCTGGCATCAAAACAATGCCATCGACTGTTGATCCTGGTGACGTGTACTTTTTAAGTACAACTGCGGGAGCAATTACAACAACTGCTCCTTCAGTTGCTGGTCAATATGTGACTCGCGTTGGAGAAGGCGCTACGACCACAGATTTTAGTATTCAACTAGAGCCACCTATTCGCTTATCCTGATGGCTGGTGTTAGTAATTACGAGCCCTACGCTCCTAATAATCAGGGTTTAACGGAAGCTCTGATTGACCTAAAATCAACTATGGCCGGTAAAACTGTGTATTCAGTTGCCGGATTCCAAGCCCTTGCGTTTGAAGCTGTTTCCCAGGGGCAGGCTCTTTATTCCCGCTCTAGTGATGGAAAAGTGGGTTTAGCAATTGCCAACGATACGTTTGACAAAGCTAACGTCGTAGGTTTTGCGCAGACTTCAAAATTAGCTGGTGAAACTGTCCGCGTTTTGATTGTCGGGGTTTTGGCTACATCTGGACTGGATCCGGGTGATATTTATTATTTATCCGCAGCATCTGCAGGAGCAATTACAACAGCCGCGCCAAGTTCAGCTGGTCAGTATGTTACAAGGGTTGGAGAGGCCGCCAGTAGTGCTGAGTTTATTGTTCAACTAGAGCCACCAGTTCGACTCGGTTGAAGACGGTAGCTTTGGTAGGATGGTTACAACAAGCGGTTCAATGTTGCTCTGCTACGTGAGCCAGAGAGACAAACAAAATGGCAACTAGAAAGGCAATTTGTCTGGTTAGCGGTTTATTTGAGGAGGTCAATACTCCTACTGATAAGCTGGATTTTGCTGGCAACTCTACAACTGATTTAGCAGAAGGAAGTAATCTTTATTACACCAATACCCGTGCTCGCCAGGCAATCAGTGTCACGGATTCTGGTGGCGACGGCTCGTTAAGTTACGACAATACAACGGGCGTCATTACTTACACTGGTCCATCCGCCAGTGAAGTTCGGGCTCACCTTAGCGCCGCCAATAGTGGAACAGGGTTTGGCAGCCTTGCTTATGACAACAGCACTGGGGTGTTTACTTACAGTGTTGTTACCGCTGCAAACATTCGCCAGCAGATTTCTGTCACTGATTCCGGTGGCGATGGATCATTAAGTTACGACAACACAACAGGTGTTATTACTTACACCGGACCTTCTGCCACTGAGGTTCGATCCAAGTTCAGCGTTGCTGTTGGATCCGGATTAACGTACAACAGTACTACCGGCGAATTCGGAACCAGTGCCATTCCCAATTCGCAATTAGCGAACAGCTCGATCACATTTGGCAGTACCAGCACCTCACTAGGCGGAACCGTTACGGCGCTGTCGATTACCAGCTACACTGCTTCTAGCTTTGTTAATGTTGGAGCTGGCGTTGGTTCCGCCAACAGTATTAACATTGAGCCTGGTGCCATTGTTTTTGAAGGCTCCACTGCCGATGGATTTGAAACAACGCTTCAAGTTGTAGATCCAACAGCGGATCAAACCATTACGTTTCCAAACGCAAGTGGAACTGTCGCTCTGTTGACGAGCCTGTCAGTTGCTGCTGGTTCTGGTCTGACGTACAACAGCACCACCGGGGAGTTTGGCACCAGCGCAATTCCCAACAGCCAACTGCAGAACAGTTCGATCACTGTTGGTAGCACTGCGATTGCCCTGGGCAGTAGCTCAACGACGCTGACAGGTCTGACCTCTGTTACATCGACAGGGATCACCACAAACGACAGTGGTTTTCGGATTCGTAATACTGCAGATCTGACCAAGCAGATCGCTTTTGATGCATCTGTAATTTCAACAGCAACGACTCGAACCTACACACTTCCAGATGCCAGCGGCACCTTGGTGTTGACAACAACGGTTCCAACGACATTCTCGGATTCTACGTTCAGAGTTCAAGACAATGCCGATGCAACCAAGCAGCTGGCGTTTGAGTGTTCCGGCATCGATACTGCAACCACAAGGACGATGACCGTTCCAAATGAAAACGGAACGATCTCAACTCAAGATTTTGCCACGGCAATTGCAATTGCATTAGGATAACATTATGGCAACTCAAGTACAATTCCGGCGTGGCACAACAGCCGAAACCGCAACTTTTATAGGTGCCGTAGGTGAAGTTACCGTTGATACTGTTAAGCAAACTTGTGTTGTCCACAATGCTAGCCAAGCAGGTGGTTATCCTCTCCTCCGGGAAGATGGCACTAATGCTGCTTTTTCTCTGGGCTCTCTCAGCAGTTGCGCTCTAAAATTTGCCAGTGATCCCAATACCGGACTTATTAGTCCAGGCTCGGATCAACTTGCCCTGGTGACAGGTGGTGTTGCTAGACTTACAATAGATTCATCTGGTTCAGTCACCATTCCTGGCAACGTTTCTATTACTGGTAGTTTGACGGTGACAGGAACCTTTGATTCAACTGACAACCTCGCACTTATTGTTGCTCTGAGCTGATATGGCCAATACTTTTAAGATTGACACCAAATCAAGCGTGGTTACAGATGCAATTAGTAGCACGAATTGCAACGTCTTAAGTGCAGGTGCCTCTGCCACTGTCATTCTGCTGAGCATCCTGGTTTCGAACAAAACAGGAAGCAGCGCCAACGTTGATGTTTACCTGGTAACCAATACTGGTGATGATGTTTATTTGATCCGTAATGCTCCAGTTCCTGCCGGTTCCTCCCTTGAGATCATCAGCGGCAACAAGATCATCATGGAGTCCAGCGATGTGCTGAGGGCTCGCGCCGATACAGCCACTGCTTTGGACATTGCCGTCAGCTACCTTGAGCAAACCTGATAGGAGGTCAAGATAATGCCATTAACACAGGTTGAAACAAGTGGCCTCAGTGGATCTGGTGCATCCAGTAACTCCACAACTGGTAACGTTTTCTCTCAGACAGGTCCGTTTAAAAATAGAATCATCAACGGCGACATGCGGATCGACCAGCGCAATGCTGGGGCGGCGGTCACACCATCCAGCAGCACAAGCCAATACCTTGTAGACCGCTGGAGACTTGATTATTCCCAAACCAGCAAGATCACAGCGCAACGCGATACAACTGTGCCCTCCGGGTTCACAAACTCTTTGAAGCTGACTGTTGCGGCCGCAGTCACTCCCGGAGCATCTGATTATTTCCTTTTGGCGCAGCCTATTGAAGGCGTGAACACAGATGATTTGGCTTTTGGCACTGCTTCCGCTAAAACAATCACTGTATCTTTCAAGGTTCGGTCCAGTGTCACTGGCACCTATGCGATGGCTATTCGTAACGGGTCAAATAACCGATCCTATGTTGGAACATACACCATCAGTGCGGCTAACACTTTTGAAGACAAGATTGTTACGCTGACGGGCGACACTACTGGAACATGGGCGACTGATACTGGCTCCGGTATCACAGCCATTTTTGACTTGGGATCCGGCTCTAACTTCAACGGTACTGCAGGGGCGTGGGCTGGAGCCAACTATTTCCGCACCAGTAGCACTGTCAACTGGATCTCAAATGCAGGCGCCACCTTCTACATCACCGGCGTCCAACTTGAAGCCGGCAGCGTCGCCACCCCGTTTGAGCGCAGGAGCTACGGGCAGGAGCTGGCTCTCGCGCAACGCTATTACCAATTATTGGAGGGCTTTACGGGCACTTCGTTCTCAACAAGCACCATTGCAGTGGGCGCTGTATTTAGAACAGAGATGAGAGCAAGCCCGACAGTTTCAGCAACAGCTGCAATTCAGATTACCTACCCCGGCGTCAATGACTACACACAGTCTTCTGCAAACGCAAGCATTGTAAGTGGACGCATTTCGGCTAGAGGTGCATCAGTAGCTTGTGCAAATTTCAGTGGCCTGACAAACGCAATCGCTCACGTTCACAATGTCAGCGTAAACAGTGCGGCGATCGCATTTTCTGCGGAGCTTTAACATGTATCAACAGTATCTTGATCCGATTTCTGAGAAAGCCGTCGATTCGGCAATCTTGCGCCTTACGGACAACGCCTGCATCCCCTTCGACCCCGCCAACACCGATTTTGCCGCCTACCTCGCTTGGCTGGAAGAGGGCAACACCCCCGAGCCTGCACCCGTAGAACCTGTCACCTGGGATTCAATCCGCGCCAAGCGTGATCAAATCATCCGTGACACAGACTGGACAATGACCCCAGGAGCCACAGTTGATCAGGGTGCATGGGCTTCCTACCGTCAGATCCTTCGTGATCTTCCTCAAACCTTCGCTAAAACTGGCCCAGAATCTGTCATCTGGCCAACTGAACCATCTACTGACGGTCCAAACAGCACTCCAGTAGAATAAACATAACTGAGTTAATAGAGAGAAACCGTGGCTTATTTGGGAAACGATCTGCAGGTCGCTTATCCAACGTATAAAAATATAGATGACATCAGTGGTTCCTTCAATGGCTCCACGACCTCTTTTGCTCTCCTCGTTAGTGGCGCAGCTCCTGTACCGCTGCCGTTAAACTCGCAGCAGTGCCTCATCTCCGTTGCTGGTGTTCTCCAACGGCCCGATGACACGGGCGCTGAAGGTTTCCGTCTCAGTGGCGGCAACATTGTTTTCAGCTCTGCTCCAGCTTCTGGCGCTGATTTCTTCGGGGTCATCCTTGCTGGCGCTGATTACGTCAATGCAGGTGGTACATATCCAGACGGTAGTGCTGCGGTTCCCAGCATCACCTTCCAAGATGACACCGACACTGGTTTCTACCGTGCCAGCTCTGGCGTCATTGGCGTAACATCAAACAACAGCGCGAAGACCATGGCGCTGCTTGAGAACGTTCAAACATTTACAGCCGCTCAACGTGCAGCGATTACAACGTTGACTGATGCTGCAACTGTAACTCCTGATTTTGCATTAAATAATAACTTCACGATCACACTCAACGTTGCAGGTGCCAGCCGCACCATCGCCAACCCAACAAACCTTGTCGCTGGTCAAAGTGGTTCGCTGTTTGTGATTCAGGATTCGAGCGGCAGCCGCACCATCACCTGGGGTTCCTCTTGGGATTGGGCGGGAGGCGGTACAGCTCCTACGCTTTCGACCGGGGCGAATGCTGTTGACAGGATTGATTATATTGTTCGTAGTGGTACGTCGATCCACGCTGTTTGGACTGGGAACTATAGCTGATGGCTCACTTTCATGACAACGCTCTGGTCGGTGCAAGCGGTCAGGGTGGTTACCAGATC